AAGAACATGGCTATCTTCTATAGATGAATAATTAGAACCTGTACTTTGTGTTTGTCCATAAAATTCTATATGTTCAGTTGAATTTAATTGTAATGCAATACCATTTGGAGCATCCATATTACCACCAGTAATAAAGAAACAACTTCCGGGGCAAGGTGTATCACTAGAGTTTACTGCATAAGGTAAACCACTTACCATCAATAAACCATCTGAAGTTCCTGAATGGGAATTTGAACGGATAACTATAGTAAAAATAACTCTATTACCTATTTTTGTGTATTTACCAGTTTGAGCAAGATATCCAAAGGTTCCTGTAGAAGTACTAAATGCATATGCTGGAGTGAAAGTTCCCTCTTCATAATCGTCCAAAGCATTGGCAGCAGCGGTATCTCCGTTAAAGGTAAGACCTCCACCAGCTAGTACTCTTAATCTTTCAGTATTAGCCGTATCAATAGCTAAATCACCATTTGTTTGTGTTGCAATATTTGATCTTGTGCTATTCGAATCTCCAACCCTTAATGATATACCAGCTTCATTTGACGTTCTATCAACCATGATAAATGCATTATCATGTTTAATATGTAATACATCTGAAGGGCTTGATGTACCTATACCTACGTTTCCATCACCTCTAACAAGAAGTTGTGAAGTACCTGCATGGTTTTTTACTCTTAACCCGTGATCAGTACTATTTGATCCTCCTTGTATATTGACACCATAGTTAACACCAGCAGTTGCTTCTGCGTTAATAAATTGTGCAACATATAGATCAGATGCTTCACCATCAGCAGCATGTGCTTTAAAGAAAGCATTATCGTTTCCTCCATCACCTATCAATACATGGCCACCTGATGTAAGGGTGATATTATCAGCTGAGCCGCCTGTGTGGCGTATTGTGTTTGTTATTAGTTTACTCATGATTATGCCACCTGATAAGTAAGTGTAGTACCGATATATTTTGTTTTACTGTCTGTTTCATTATAACCATCTGTCATTTTTACCATAGCAACACCATCATCATCTCTTGACATTGCGAATATCATTTTAGTACCAGCTCCTCCCCATGTATAAGCCATTACATAACCATTTGTAGAAGAAGGATAAGTTACATTTACTGTATATGCAGGTGCAAAAGCTTGAACTTTCCCATTAGGATTTGTATAAGTTCCAGTATCTATAGCAAAAGGTAATCCATGTACTTCTAGATCTCCAGTTCCAGTAGCAGCACCCCATCCCACTGTTAGCCAAACAGTAACTTTTCTACCTACTTTTATATAGTGACCTCTTCTATTATCTGATCCATGGTATGTAGTTGTACCTGCTGAATCATCACCTTGGATAGTTGGCAACCAAGTTCCTTCTTCATAATCATCGAGCATATTTCCAGCAGCAGTTTCACCATTTAATCCAATACCATGTGTGAAATATCCTCTATAAAATCTTTTCGATGCTTCACCTAAATTAGACCCACCGTCTGCATCGGGATTGATGTTCCCTGTTGCTGCCAAAGTAGTTGTTACTTTAACGCCAGTTGAAGTTGTTTCTAATTTCTTTGTATTATTATGATATAAGTCAGTTGAACCCTGAGCATTACAAATTACACCATCATTACCATTATGTGGTTGTATAATAACTTTGTCTTCTGCTCTTAAATAAAGATCTGAATCTGTAGTAGTAACTTCAACAATTAAATTTCCAGCACCTGATTGAGTTATCCTAGAGTTTCCACTTGTATGTTGAATCTGTAAATCATCTCCAGTACCGATCTTTACTTTCTGATCATCTGATAATTTTATATTTCCACTTGTATCTACTAAATCAACATCACTAGATGATGAAGATGGTCCTTTGATCGAGATTGATCCTCCGCCTGAAGCAGCGGGTAATTTAATTGTACTCATTAAGTAACCTCCGTAAGATTAAACTTGTATTTCTTACCATTAGTTCTATTTATAAGGAATAAATCATTAGCTCCTTCTTGCATAGACCAGTTACCTCTTGTACCATCTACTTCGTTAGGTGTTGTATGGTCTAAGTTTGATAGGTTCAAATCGTTTGTTGAAACTGATCCTGTTACTGTTATACCATTAGAAGTAGTTTGAAGTTTTATACTGCCATCATACATAGCTTCAAATCTTCCATCTGCATAACCAGCAAAAATAGTTTCTCCATCATGATGGACATCAAATTTCGAGCCTTCACATATATCTACGAAAAAGTTATTAGTATTACTTTTTATATAACTATGCGTTCCATCATGATATATTTTTAGATCTGATCCAGTACCAAAATTTGCACTAACACTATCATCAAATCTCAGAAAATTTTCTGATTGATCCCATTTGATATCTTTACCTGCATTTGATCCATTATTAAAGAATACATCACCTACAATTTCAGTACCACTACCATCTGAACCGCTTATTTTTATTCCTTCGTCGGTTGTTTCTAATTTCTTTGAATTATTATAAAAAATATCTACTGAGCCGTTTGCATTACATTCAACTGCATTTTCAGTACTATTAACTTTAATCTGTACTTCATTAGCACTTGTTATTTGTAGATTAGATCCAGCAGTTGTATTCTTTATATATGAGTCTGATCCACCTGTATGGTAAATTTGTAGATCATCACCTGTTCCCCAAACACCTTTTTTACCATCTAAACATTGCCAATCTTCGAGGAATTCTACGCCCCATGATTTTGTTTGTACTTTCTTTGAATTATTATAGTACAGCTCTACGCCTCCATCAGCAGCTGCCTTGATCATATCTTCACTACCAGCAGCATTCATTAGATTAAGTTCACTGGTTTGAATTAGTAAATGTCCAGTTCCAGACTCTACTATTCTGCTATAACTGCCATCATGGTATATCTCTAAATCATCTCCAGTTCCTAAAACATGTTTGACATTATCGTCATACTCTATACCTGTAGAGCCATTAATTGTTACTGCCATTTTATACTATTGTAAGTGTTCTATTTGCAGGAACCGTAACGGTAACGCCTGAAGCGACTGTCATTGGACCCGGAAACATTGCATTGTTATTAGCGCCTATCGACCAGTTGGCTGCTACTGTTGCGGGTGATTCATATCCTGTTGCTTGTGTTGCACCTGAAACTGTAGCTCCAGTTGCAGTGGTTTCTATTTTCTTTATATTATCATGGTAGAGCTCACAATTCCCATTCCTAAGAAATTTAGCTGATATTTCTTGGTTACTTCCATTAGTATCTGTAGTGGATATGACTACATAATTAGCTGCTTCTAGATAAAGATTATTTTTTAAATTACTTATATAACCATGTGTATTATCATGGAATATACGTAAATCATTATCTGTACCAAATCTAGCTTTAACTGAATCATTAAAATCTACACCACTAGCACCACCTACTCCAGCTGGTACGGATTGCCATGAGCAAGTTCCATCACCATCTTCTCGTAGATATTTAGCTCCACCTGATTCACCTGTTGAAAGTATTGCTGTACCTTCAGGTGTAGATGTTACACTAGCCCATGTAAGACCACCTGTATTACCAGACTGTTTAGATAGGAATTGTCCGTTAGATCCAGCATTACTAATTTTAAGATTAGCTTCATCTACTACATCATCTGCAATAACAGTAGCTCCATCAGCTGTTGATGTAACCTCACCAGAGTGGTTAGGGTGTACATAGTTATTAGCTGATGCTGCAATTCCATTAAGTTTAGTATGATCTGCGTCAGTAAATACATTACTATCACTAGCAGCTTCTACAGCTGCTCTAACTTCTGCATTAGATAATTGAGTATTAGTATTAGTAGTATAACTAGGTACAACCCATTCCATACCATTGCTGGTATACTTAAGGAATTTATCTGTACCACTAGGAGCGTTATGTATATCTAACTTAACTTCTGCAATTGAGTCATCTGCTAACTTACTACCTGCTATTGCAGCATTAGTATTAACAGCAGCATTAACAATCGCACCATCTATCATTGCAGCTGCACCTACACTGTCATCACTAGGTGCACCTATATTTACTGATGATCCGATCGTGACAATAAAGTAATCAGCACCGGAAGGAGGAGCACTGGAAAAAATGATACTAGAGCCATCAATAACGAACCCCTCGGATGGTTGACTTGTTCCAGCGTTAGGTTTTTGAATGACTCCATTGATAGAGACAATAAGCTGCTGTGCGTATGTAGGAGCATTAGATAAGACGAATCTGTAAGCTGATCCATTAAATGTTGCACTATTACCACCTGTTCCACTATAGGAAGATATTGTATTTATATAGAAGTTACCAACGGATTGAACTTCATCCCAGCTACCACCATCATCTGCATTCCATACCAGCATTTTAGCTGATGTAGTATTAAAGAATAAGTCTCCGTCATCATTATTAGAAGTTGGATTTGAAGATCCTACTCTATATCTATTACCAAAATCCTCAATATCTGTACTGATACTTGTTATATCTTGTTCTCTTAAAGTAGCTTTATGGTAGTTATAGGTTTGACTAGAGCCAGTAGAACTGACCATCATAGCCACACCATTAGTTATAGTAGAGCTATTAAATTGAGAATTGATATTATTAATAGTTACAGTAGAGCCTCCAACAGTTCTACCTGTTGTACTGACTCCTGATCCATTAACAACAAGACCGCCAGCATCAGCTATACTAATTACAACACCTGCTGCAGGTTGTGTATTAGGAAATGAGGCATCATTAGCTATTACTTCCAGACCACCAACAGGTGCCAACTGTGCTGCTACATAATCTACAACAGCTCCTGATGTAGGGAATTTAGCGTCATTATCAGTAATAGTTGTTTCTTTAGCTAACCCTGCTACTTGGTTTAAATCAGTAGTAGACGCTGTTACACCATCTAATTTATTAAGTTCAGATGCACTAGCTGTGATACCACCAACTAAAGTGTTATGAGTATCTACATAAACATTACTATCAGAAGCTGAACCTACAAGAGTTCTTATTTCAGCTGCTGTTTGATCTTCTGTAGCACCAGCTTCTATAGCATTTAACTTACTATGATCTGCATCAGTGAATACGTTAGAGTCACTAGCTGCCTCTACAGCAGCTCTTATCTCTGCATTTGTTTGGTCAGCTGTAGCATTATCTTCTATAGCGTTTAACTTAGTATGATCAGCATCTGTAAATACATTAGAGTCTGTAGCACTATCAACTAATATCCTTATCTCTGATGCTGTTTGATCTCCAGTTGCATCTCCTGCTATACCATCTAACTTAGATCCATCTGAAGCTATATCTCTACCATCTACAGTACCTGAAACTGCTATGTTCCCTGTTACTGTTAAAGCTCCTGTAGCAGCTGTACCTGTTGTAGATAGATTCTGTGATCCAAAAGCAGGTGTTACTTTTGTACCAGCTATAGCAGCTGAAGTATTGATATCAGCATTGACTATAGTATCATCTTTAATCTTAGCACTTGTTATTTGACTAGCATCTATATCTGCAGTTCTTATTAATTGTTTCTGTTCTTGTGCACCATATAATAATTGTGTTTCGTTATTATTTAAGTCTGTAGCTCTAATAGACGACCCTGCCGCAAAAGTTGCTTTGGATGTGTCTACATCAGTATCTCTGTATATGCGGATGGCTACATTACTTCCGGGTGCTGACCCGAAAACAATGTTAGTACTAGATACAGTATAATGTGTTGTTTCAGTTTTTAGTACATCATCAAGTGAAACCTTGATGTCTGCATTCTTTAAATATGGAAATGTGAACGGGTAAGTAGTGGTGGAACCATTACCCGTATAAAAATGTTCAGTTGTTGCCATTGTTAGTATTTAATACATGCTAATAGAGCTATATTTCTTGGCCTTGCTTCATTACCACCTTGAGATGCGTTTGTTGTTGTGACTGATATACCTGTTGAATTATTTGCTATTGTTAAACTACGGGTACTGTTTACAACTTTGTTATGAGTATCACCAGATCCAGTTTTACTGCTCGTTTCTCTAGCAGCATCAGTAGTACCTGAGTGGTTATGTCCGGGGTCAGTTACAGAAGAAGTTGCAGTATGGGTATGTGCATCATTCTGACCTGTTTGGCTAGTTCTTATTGATCTACCACTATCTGTACCCTTACCATCATCCCAACCTCTAATAAATTCACCACGTATATCAGGTAAATTACCACCTACTATAGCATATAAAGCTGAATAATTAGATGATACACTTTGGACACTACCTGTACCATTAGGTATTGCATCTCCATTACACTTAAGATAACCAGTTGGCGCAGTACTACCAGCAAACCATATGACAGTACCTACAGGATTAAAGCCCATACCTGATGTAGTAGTGGCTTTTAGTTTAGTTGTACTGACACTTTCAGTTGCTAATTTATCTTCTGTTACATTAGCATTTAATATCTTTACAGTAGTAACAGCATTTGTAGCTAATTTAGCATCAGTTACAGAACCATCTGCAATTGATATATTAGATAAAGCACCTGATGCAATCTTATCAGCTGTAACAGCTGCATCTTTTATAGCTGCAGTTTCTACAGCATCATTAGCTAAATGTGATGCTTCTACTGCATCAGCATTGATAACCCAGTCAGTAGTCGAGTTAACAGTAATATCACCTTTATTACCAGTAGTAAGTACTGACGTTCCTGTTGTTGTTAACTTACCAAATTCTTGAGATGCATATAGAAATTGTGTACTATTATTATTTAAATCTGATGCTGTTATAGAACTACCAGCTTGAAAGGTAGATTTAACAGCATCTATATCTGTCTCTCTATGTATACGTATTGTATCACTATTAGCGGGAGCTGTATTAAACCTAATGGTTGTAGTCCCGCCAGCTTGTACAATAGTATAATCTGATGTTAAAGATTTAGTAGTACCATTTAATTGAACTCTAAGATCTGTTGTTGCTAAAAAGGGAAACGTAACGATGAAATCTTTGTTAGTTGACCCTGATTGCGTGTATGTTATTTCTGTTACGTAAGCCATTTAGTTTCGTTGTAGGTCTAGAATTCTTTCTACATTATTCTGTTCTGCAGCAAGTCCAGTTTCATGTTTAAGATAAGTTTTCTTTTGAATGTCTTTATAATCTTCATAATCTAAACGTGATTCAGCAGCACTTTGTGCACGATCTAAAGCAAAATCTAATTCATCATGTAATCGTTGGAATTTAGTACGATCAAAATAAACCCCAGATTCTGTTGCTTCTTTCCATTCTTTTCTGAAATTCTTACCTCGACTAGAGTTCATTAAACGTCTTACTTCTTTTACAAATAGACCGTCTTCACCCATTATTCTAGTAATTTCAGATCGTTGCTCAGTAGAATATTCAATTCCTCTACCATTAGTTCTTAGAGAAGGTCTTCCATCCCATTCTATATCCATTAAGAATTCTTTTTCTGGTGTAATCTTCTCACTTATTTTCCACCAAGGGGAGTAAGTGTTCCATACACGAGTTGCAAAATTCGCTGGTTCTTTTACTTTAGATCCATCCATCCAATCATATAGATCAGGTAGCTGTTCTTTAAGGAAGGGGTTTCTATTAGCTAGGATTTGAGTGAATTCCATTTCAACTTCTTTTAGTTGTGGAGTTATAAGTCTAGCAAATTCATTTCTAATACCACCACCGGGTACTAATGAACTACCAAATGTACCAGCCCATCTATTTAAAGCTGCTCCATTACCAGATAATACATCACCAAGAGGTTCTAAACCAGACATAAATGTTTTATCAGTTAAGTTTGCACTTAAGATATACATCATTCTATTAAGTAATACCTCAGTATTAGCTTCATCTAGTGTACTAAAGTTATCAGCTATATCAACTGTTAATTGTAACCAATCGGTAATGGCACCTAAGTTTTCATAACTATACCATTTACCATCTAACCCTTTGATACTATCTCTTGGTTGACCTAACTCTCTTCTAGTCCTTTGTCTATTTCTATCATATATACCACTACCAGTTATTCTATCATTCATGAATAATCCAAGAGCACCAGTTACAGCTAAACTACCTATAGCTTTTCTACCTTTTAATTCAGCTCTAACATTATTATAAACAAGTTCTATATCACCACTTGTTGCTAAGCCACGTTCAGTTAATAATTCCCGAACTTTTTTAATTGGCATTTTTTCAAATGGTAATTCAAATGCATTTAATTGATCAAAGAATAAACCTAATGGATTATGTGAACCAGCAAACCTCATTATATTAGTAGAAGTTTTAGGGAACATGACAAAAGGTTTAACAGCAGGTACAGCTTTAACAAGTTCATTAAGTGAAGAAACTAATGAGTTATCTAAGTTCATTGCTATTTCTTTACTAGCGTACTCAACAGCTCTATCTGTTATCATACCAGTTTCATCAAACATTTCTGCATAACTTCTACGTGCAATAGCTCTTACTCTATCTGAAGTAAGTCTACCACCATTATTCATTATAGCATCATATGCTCTTGCTCTAGCTTCTACATTACCAATCCATGCTCTTGTAAATCCGTCAAATGCTGTCATAGCATTAGCACCAAATCTTAACCAAGGATGTTCTGCTAAATCGTTTAAATCTTCAATATGATTAGTAAATATAGTAGGTCCATAGTTACCTTCAGCTTCTGCAGCATCTGAT